AGTAGTTCAGGTACAGGTGGTATAGTTACAGGAGGAACTTGTACAAGTAATTGTTAATGAGAGAAGTAATTAAACATTTAAAAGCGACAATTGGTGAATTCGTTATTTGTGGAAGTTTGGCTTTATATTTACATGGTCTTATTGATGATTTTAACCATGAAGAAATAGATATAATTGTAGATAATGATATAAAGATAGATGGATATACAAGGCATACATCAAATAAATTTAATGCTAGAGGATGGTCGTCAAAATATAACGATGTGTATATTGACGTATATAATAAAAAATTACCTGATTACGATAAAGTCGTTGTTGATGGTTTGATAGTGCGTATTAAAACGTATCAAGCGCTTAAAACACATTATTTGTCATTAGATATAGATAAAATGGATGGACATGAAAGATTTAAAAACAAATTATTAACAAGGTTAGCTTTGTTTAAATAAATATTTATTAGTATGGCAACACAGACTATTGATTATAACATTAATGTAAATGCGGGTGGTTCACTTCGTACTATTCAGGACATTGAAAATGAATTAAATGAGTTAAATCAGGAGATTAAAGATGTAGGTGTTAATAGTGAGGCTTTTAACAAAGCATCAACTAATATTCAGAAATTAGAAGGTGAATTATTACAAGCAAATAATGCTGTAGAAGGATTTACATTAGAGAAGAAATTAGATACTGCAGATGGCGCAATTAAAGTTGTAGCTGGTTCTGTATCTGCATTAACAGGTGGTCTAGGATTACTAGGTATTGAAAATGAGAATTTTGAAAAATTAACTGCCCAAGCAACTAACGCAATTGCGTTTGGTATGGGTATAAAAGATTTATCAGAGGGATTTGGTAAATTAGCTAAAAACTTAAACGTTGCAGGTATAGCACAAAAAGCATATAACCTTGTGCAACGTGCATTTAATGCTATTTTAAATGCGAATCCAATAGGTTTAACTATATTAGCAATTACAACATTAATTGGTTTAGTAATTGGTTTAAAAGATAAATTTGAAGCTGTAAATAAAGTATTCCAGTTCTTTAAAGGATTAGTTACAGCAGTAGGTGAAGCATTAGGTTTAACAGCTACAGCAGAAGAAAAAGCAGCACAAGCAGCTAAAGAAGCAGCTGAGCAACGTATAAAAGACATTGATAATGAACTTAAAGTACGTAAAGCAGCAGGTGAAGAAACAGTAGATTTAGAACGTGAAAAACAAAAGTTATTAACTGCAATAACAGAAGAAGGTAGTCAAGAACGTAAGGATGCAGAAGCAGATGCTACAGCATTTGAAAAAGCAGAAATTAAAAAGAGACAAGACGCGGTTGATGCAGCAGCAGAAGCAGCTAGAGTAAAACGTCAAGCAGAACGAGATAAAAAGAAAGCAGAAGAAGATGCAGCAGCTGAGAAAGCAGCTGAGGAAGAAAAATCACGATTAGAAGCTATTCAAAGTATTAAGGATGAATTCCTTATGATGATAGAAGATCGTGATCAAGAAACTGAATTAGAAAAAGCTGAGTTAGAAGAGGAACGTAAAATAGCAGAATTAGAAGAATTAGGTGCTGATTTAGAAGCAATACAAGCAGTAAGAGATTATTATGCTGGTATTAAAGAAGAAGCAGGATTAGCTGACGCTGCAGCAGCAAAAGTAATAGTTGATCAAGAAGCTGCAGATGCTATAGCAGCTAAACTAGCTGAAATTGATGGTAAAGAAGCTCTAGAAATGGAGTATATCAATATAGTAGGTGGTTTTAGTAATTTATTAGGTCAATTAGCAGGCGAAAATAAAGAATTACAAATAGCAAGTATTATAATAGGACAAGCAGCTAACATTGCTAAAATTATAAGTAATACTACAGCAGCAAATGCAAGAGCATTAATTGAATTAGGACCAATTGCAGGTGCAGCAGCAGGTGTTAGACAAAGTATATCAGCAGGTATAGGTATAGCATCATCTGTAGCAGCAGGTGCTAAAGCAATTTCACAAATTAAATCAGCTGGCTCCGGAGGTGGAGGTGGTGCAGGTGGAGGTACACCTAACTTAGGACAAGTACAAGGAGGATCTATTCCTGCTACATCAGTTAATATTGAATCTGGAGTAGCTCCCGAGACCCAAGTATCAAGGAATGCCGTTCAAGCATACGTTGTTTCTGGAGATATAACATCAACACAAGAAGCTGAAGCTAAATTAAGCTCAAGAAGAGCAATTAATACTGTAAATGCAGGATAATAAATAAAAGATATGAAAGTAATTAAATTAGATATAGACGAAGAAAATGAATTCGAAGGAATTGATGCCGTAGCGTTAGTAGAAGCTCCAGCTATTGAATTAGATTTCCAATTTTTCAGTAAACAAAACTTTGCAGAAACATTTAACGATTATCCTAAAAAGGCTATTGCAGATGCTAAACAAGGGATTAAGCGAAATAAAGCGATCAAAAATAAGTGTGCTACAGCTGTCGGCAAACAAAGAGCTCAACAGTTAGCTAACGGTGAAAACCTAAGTTTAACGACAATTAAGCGAATGAGATCATTTTTATTACGTCAAAAAGAAAATTATGACTTAGCTGTTAAAAGAAGCGACTATAATGCTTGTGGGTATATTAGTTATTTGCTATGGGGAGGACCTGCAGCTTTACCTTGGGCAGAGAAAAAATTAAGACAAGCAGGAATGCTAGAAGCATCTAATCAAGATGTAATTATGACTGAATTAGGTTATGGTACTGGTATTAAAAGGAAAAAAAGCTATAGTAAAGAAGCATTTGCTGGAGCTATAATTGTTTGTAATAATTGTCCTTGGAGTTGGAANATAGTAGATGGAGGAGATGATGTTTATATTTGTCATAAATGCGGTCATGATAACAGTAGAAACAATTTTGCTGATCAAGCAGAAATAAGCGGTATACCAGTATTTGATAATGAAAATGCAGCCTTAGTAATGGCTAGAAATATTGGATGTTCAGGTACTCATAAACACGAATTAGCAGGCACTACTGTTTATATGCCTTGTAAATCACATAGTGAAGCTACAGATAAAATGCTTAAAAAAATTGATGAATCTAAACCATTAGAATTTCACGATGAAAAACATTTTGATAATTTAGATGAGTCACAAAAAGAACAATTACTTAAGTCGTTAAAATCCGTTGGTAAGGCGCATACAGGTATTGCTACGGATGGATGGGTAGAAATTACTGAAGACGAATTTAATAACAGCTTATACGCTGAATTCGCTGTAAGACGTAGCGATTCAAACCCCGATAAAGGTTCATTACAAGATACTTCGCAATTTAAAGTACTATACAAATATACTGGTCCTAGAGATTCTAAAAATAGAACATTCTGTAGACAAGTATTAAATTTAGACTTATTATACAGATTAGAAGATATAAATAAAATGTCGTTATTCGGTGCTAATGAAGAATTTAGTACATACGATATATTTAGCTACAAAGGTAGTTATAATTGTCGTCACGCATGGCAACAAAAATTCTTTAAAAGGAATGATGAAAATAACGAACGTGCTGTAAAAAATCCATTATTAGAAGAATTAGTAGGAGGACCTAGAGCACAACAAGCATCTCAAGATAATCCTAAATCAAGAACTCAAGCTGAAGTAGAAGCAGGTATACCTGAAGGACAATTTCAATTTAAGGCTGTACAGGATAAAATGGAATTAGCTGGCCCATTAATGATACCAGATAAATTAATTCCTAGATTTGATGAAGACGGAGAAAAATATTATGTGTTTTTTGATGCAGCGGGTATTAAGAAATTATCATATAAATTAATGAAGAATAAGTTAATTGATTCAGTTAATATTGAACACGATCCAGATAGGAAAGTAGCCGATTTATCATTAGTTGAATCATGGTTAGTAACAGATCCTAAAAACGATAAGTCTAACTCATATGGTTATAACTTAGCTATGGGTAGTTGGTTTGGTATATATAAAGTCAATAATACGGAAGTATGGGACAAATATATCAAGACAGGAAAAGTAAAAGGATTCTCAGTCGAAGGAATCTTCAACGATAAAACAATTTTAAACTCAAAACAAGAATATGCCATTACCAAAGCCTAAATTAAAAGAAGACAAAGATACATTTTTATCTAGATGTATTACTGATAGTACAATGCGAAGTGAATTTCCAGATGGTAAACAACGTTTTGTAGTATGTCTCCAACAGTACGAAAATAAATAATACATTATATTTATATGCAGTCGACAGATAGTCCATTTCTGATCGGCTATATTGTTTATATATTTTGTATATATTTCTTTTTTTACTCGAAGCGACGTCTAAATTCCCTCCTGACGATCGCTTCTTGTTTTTTTATTTACACCCTTAGTATAATAGGTATTAAACTTAGGATACTCACCATTTATTTTATTATGATTTTCTATAGCCATTTTTTCTAACTCTATACGTTTTTTATAATCATCTTCATAATATAAAACATCCCAAGATAAATCTTCTCTATTTAATTTACCTTTTACCAGTGCTACTGAAATTGCATTAGCAAATTGACCTGGATTATTATTAATATATTTACTAAAATGACCATTTATTCTGTGTCTAGGTTGCTTAGATTGACCTATGTAAATAATTTCATCCTTATCATAAATGCAGTATACCCCAGCAGGTTCTGAATTCTGATATACTTCTAGATATGCATTCTTTCTTGCTCTATAAGAGGGTAATGCCCAACCTTTAATGTGTTCTTTTTCTGATTGTTTCTTTTTACAAGTTTTACATTTGTAAGATTTTCTACTATACATGCTGTAATAGCAGTTAACTCCCGGGTTTAAAGTTGTTTCACAGTCTACACATCGCTTTGGATAAACGTCCCTTTCGTTTATAGCCGGTCTTTTAATTTGTTTCATATTATATTGTTTTATTATACGTATGTAATATACAAACAGAGACAACAGAATCCAAATAATCTTCAAATAAACATGATATAATATATATTTATGGGCTGACACGATTATCGTGTTATAATAAATTCAACAAAATTTTTTACTATGACTAAAAATGAATTAAAAGAGTTAGTGAAAACTCACTTTAATTTAGTCGAAGCAAACGTTGATAAATTCGATAAAGCGGAGCTAGAAGACGGAAGTGAAGTATCTAACCAGAAAGCTGGCAAATTTGAACTTGGACAAGTACTTTTTATTAAGGACGACAAGGGCAATTTTGTAGAAGCACCTGAAGGAGAACACATTTCTAAATCTGGAATCCAATTTATATTAGATAGAGATTCTAAAATTACCGGAATTAAATATCCAGACGCAAAGGGTGAAGGTTCAGCTGATTTAGCTGAAGAAGACATGGATCCTCAAGACAAAGATATGATCAAAAAAGGTGATAAAGCAGACGAAGGAGCATTTGACGCTCGTACTGACGCTGAAGAAGAAGGATATCTAGACGGAATTAAAGACGAAAAAGCTGACTTAATTAAAGATGGAGGTTTTTCTCTAGAAGATGTAGTAGAGGTAATGAAAGAAGTAGTTGAGGCGAAAATAGAAGAAATGAAGGAAAAAATGAAGTCTATGGATGACAAAATGAAATCCATGGAAGACAAAATGTCCTCATTCTCTAGCGAGCCAGCTGCTGACAAAACAATACCGTCTATTAAGTTTTCTAAAGCAGAAGACGACAAAACAGACAAGCGATACAGCATGATGCTTAAACGTATGTCAAACAAATCAAACAAATAAAACAAATTTACTATTATGGGATTAAACGTAGCCGCATTAGGCGATTTTAACAACGAGGTAGCAGGTAAAGTTTTACTTCAAACGATCTACAAAGGGAATACAGCTGAGTACGTATCGATTCAAGAAGGGATTAAATATCAAGAGCCTTTGAACAAGGTTGCTGTTATACCTTATTTTCAAGGTGGTGATGCAGTAACTACTCCAAGTGGTTCAG